CGTACATGAACGAATTAATGAGTTATCAAAGCAGGAAAGAGGAGATCCGGAGAAAACTCAGGGAAACAGCAGAGAATTTTGTTTATATCGGATTCCAATTGAAACAGGTCAGGGAAAGCCGGGAATATGAACAGGATGGATATTCCGATATCTTGGAATTTGCACAAAAGGAATACGGACTGCAAAAAGATGATACATATCGCTTTATCCGTATCAATGATAAATACTCTGTTGATGGAAATTCAATCGAACTGGCAGACCGTTTCAAGGGTATGGCCCAGACGAAGCTGTCAGAAATGTTGAATCTTCCTGATTCGGATATTGATTTAGTTACACCAGAAACAACCAGAGAGGACATAAGAGAGCTGAAACGTTTTAACAATCAGTCTCAAGAAGATATTCCGGAAAAGCAAGGCAGTGATATCCAGAATATCATCATGGAGTTTTTCCGGCCGGCAGCAGGACGCCCGGCCGGGGCCTTGCATGAACTTCTAATGGAAGTACTGGCGATCGTAGAAGGAAAGCTTCAGGATTTAATATTGACCCAGGAGGAACTAATACAGGAGAAGATAAACCCAAAAGGGAACGGTACATTCCGCACAGGGAGATACATGCTTTTTCTTTACGATGCCTCACATGGATTAAAATACAAGGTATTTGGAGAGAACGAGAATCACCAGTTAAGTTATTTGTCGTTTGCAAAGACAGTGCACCTGATTTTTACAAGTCGCAACCAGGGTGGCAGCCTGGATCCGTGGGAAAATATCTATGGAATAGTATCAGAACCAGAACCGGAAAAAGCAGAAACACGGGAACCAGTGCACAATGAGAATCAGCCAGGACCTGGAACCAAAACTAATGTGGATAGAAAGGGATTAGGCAAAAACGAAGAAGAAAATCAAGAATGTTATCCACAAAAAAGCCCGGATAACATTGAAAAAGCGCCGGCGCAACTGGAAGAGGAAAACGATCCAGAAACTGATGCGGAATCCAATGAAATAAATAAGCATGAAGAGGAAGAACCACCTGAAACTGAAACAGAGGAGAACAATCAGGATAATGGAGAATGGCAGCAGGATCCTGTAGAAGATTCGCAGGAGGACCAGAAGGAAGAGAAGTCAGATATAAAACAAATGGAGATAGAGGAATATCCTGAATATTTGCCTGAAGGTTATATAAAGTGCCATGATGGAAGTGAGGTCCAAGAGACTGAAACCTATAAAAAGTGGAAAGAGATCCAGTCGTTTATTAATGATCTGCATACACAAATATCAGATCGAGAAGAACCGGATCTGGAGACAAGCCGGAAATTAAACTCAGGTGTTAATTATTTAAAAATGATCATGGATGACTTTGTGAACATGAAGGAGGAACTGGAAGATGAATAAAAAGGAAATCAACGAGATCAAAAAACTATTCTCCCCTGCGAATTGTTCCATCAGCCGTATATGCGGCTGTTACGTAGATGCGGAGAAGAACCGGAGGACTGAGGTAAAGGGAGCGTTCTTATCTCTTCCGGAAGCGGAAACATTTAAGTATTTCGCAATTTTCAGAGGTGCCTTGTCCGGGACAGTAGGAAAAAACATGATTAACATGAGTTTTTCGCGGGCAACAGAAGTAATAGGAGGAACACAGGATTTCTTGCTTAATCTGCGGGATAGTGCATTAAAGAACGAAGCCCTGGTTGAAGAATTCTATGACAAGGTGATTGCCAGCTACGACTACGGGGAGAACTATTACATAATTTTAATCCATTGCGCCTATGACATTCCGGGAAAGGGGACGGATGGTATGGCGATGGATGATGCCTCTGATTATGTATATGATTTCATTCAATGCATCATCTGCCCTGTGAAGCTGTCAAAAGCCGGACTGTATTACAATGCAGAAGCGAACATAATTGAAAACAGGAATAGAGAATGGCTTGTAGAAGTACCTGATACCGGTTTCGTCTTCCCGGCCTTTAATGACAGATGTGCAGATATTCATGGCATTCTCTTTTACACCAAGAATCCAGAGCAGATGCCGGAGCGCCTAATCAATGAAACACTTGGTTGTGTTATGCCTATGTCGGCAAAGGATCAGGCACAGACCTTTCAGGGGATTGTTGAGGAGGTTTTAGGAGAAAGCTGTACCTTTGAAGTAGTGAAAAATATCCATGATAATCTTTGTGAAATGGCAGAGGAATCGAAAGATGAATCAGAGCAGTTTATCATCGATAAGGATCATCTAAAAGGGTTGCTGGAGGGGAATGGAGCCAGTGAAGAAAAATTGAAAGAATTTGAAAGCCGGTATAAGGATTCCGGAGGGCAGCAGCCGGAATTAATGATCACAAATGTGGCCAATCAGAAAAGTTTAGAAATCAAGACTCCAGATGTAAGTATAAAGGTAAAGGCTGATAAGACCCATCTGGTAGAATCACGTATTTTTGATGGGCGCCCATGCATTGTAATTGGAGTCAATGAAAATGTGGTGATCAATGGTATAACTGTGAAAATGGTACAGGCCGGAAGCAGGGAGGAGACAGCGGAATGAACCGTGTAATATTAATGGGCCGATTAACCCGGAATCCTGAAGTAAAATATTCACAGGGAGAGCGAGCTATAGCAGTTGCAAGGTATACCCTTGCAGTTGACCGTAGGGGACGGAGGAACCAGGAAAATGAGCAGACAGCGGATTTCATCAACTGCGTAGCTTTTGACAAGGCCGGGGAGTTTACAGAGAAGTATTTCCGTCAAGGTATGAGGGTATTGGTTTCCGGAAGGATCCAGACGGGAAGTTATATGAACCGGGAAGGACTTAAGGTATATACCACGGATATTGTGGTAGAGGATCAGGAGTTTGCAGATAGTAAGGGAGCCGCCGCAGCAGGAAACAGCCGGAGCATTAACCAAAACCAGTATACCGATGCCGGGGAAGGCTTCATGCATATTCCAGATGGAGTGGAAGATGAAGGGCTACCGTTTGAGTAAACACCTGTTTACCGGAGGAAGGAGATACATGAAAACAGTCAAAAAAAAGATCCTGCCAGAATATTACAAAGAGGTATCGGCAGGAAGAAAGAATTTTGAAATCCGAAAAGATGAGGATAGGCTTGAGCCTGGTGATATTGTAATCCTGGAAGAATGGAACGGGAAATACACCGGAAAAAGTATAGGGATCAAAATAAGCTATATCTTGCGGGATACTCCAGAATTTGGCCTTATACCAGGTTATTGTATCTTTTGCTGGGATTAGGACAGGAAGAAAACGCGCTTTTAACGGAGCAACTGAAAGGAGATTAAAGCATGACAAAATGGTTAGCGCAGCAGACACTTGCAAAAATGAGATTTGATCTATCTATATCAAGACCGGGAGCGGCAATGAATGAAAAAATGGCCTTAGATATGGCGATAGACGCTTTAGGGGTACAGCAGGAAGAAGACGCAGGTTTACCAGAGGAAGGAGCAATAAAAAATGTTGATGAAAGTTTATCTTAAAACAGCAGGAATGTTTGATAATCATGATCCAAATGAAACGGATTATGAATTATGGAAATCCATAGCTGAGTATATGGACGGAGAGGCTGCATGCGTTGTTGACCATTATAAGGAGGACGGGACTTTTACATTTCTTTTCTTAGGGAATTCAGAGAAGGATAAAGAACTTGCTTATATGAAAGAGCAGGACAGCATGATGGGTTGCTATATTAATGATCGTGACAGGTTCAATAAGGATTGGGATAACGAAGAATATGAATCAGATGGATTGTTCATTTTGAGGGAAGAGAACGTAATTCTTCCATGGCATGATCCAAGGAAACTGATTAAGCAAGGTATAGAAGTCCCATTCCCTCATATCATTGACTGGTATTGCACATACGGTTGCAATAACTGGCGGAAACGTAACAGACTCCCGGTAAGCCGGGAATGCGGATATAAAAAACGGCGCATGAAGTAGCTGCCGGGGCAGCAGGAAGGCCAGGGCAGCAGGAGGAAGAGAATGTTTGAATTGATGAATTATGAAGGTTGTGGAAAATGCCAAAAATGCGGTACGGAATTTGATTGCAAAGCGCATTCGGTTCCGGTAACGATAAAATTCAACAAGGCGCAGAAATGGGACTGCTGGGGAAGAATGGTTATTGCATTCCGTAAAGGTGATGTTGTAAAAGGCTATGCGGTAGTTGGTGAAGAAAAAGTTTACTGTGCTTCTGCAAAATCGCCATTGTACGATGATGTCGATGATTTTATAGCACTGGAAGATATTGAGATTACTACATAAAACCCGTATTTAACGGAGTAAACCGAGAGAGGTAAATATATGAAATCATTTGTAAGTGATGAGACAAGGAGTTTCATGGAGGAACAATTTGCAGATTGCACAAGCATGGAGGAGTTAGCAGACTTATACGCAGCTTTCCAAATTGTTACAAAAGAACTTCTTAAAGACAGGATTTCAGATTTTGAAAGAACAGATCAATAATGTGTCCTGCTGTCCGGCATTACATAACCTTCCGGCTTGACTGGAAGAACCAGGGTAAATACGGTGTAAATGGATTACTTTATCTTTCACTGGGTATGCTAAGTGAAAATATTTATAGAGGCATATCCAGTGGCCCTAAGAAAGGAAGATAGGATGATAATGAAAATGATAAAAACAGCAACCACATTGGTTAAGGTATCTGTACTGTATGTAGTTGCTATGGCAGTATTCATGACACTAGGATTTACCATATCAAGGCCAGTATTTGACTCTAAAAGTGATGTATGCGGTACTGATGATTGGTTATAAAGATGAAGTCTTAATGGAGTATTCAATGATCTGCCGGATCTGGTTGATTATTTATCAAATTCGGCAGGTGATGATACATAGGAGTTTAAACCTGGGGGGAGAAAAAGCCCAAGCAACTAAAAGGTATGTTACTCAGGCTTATACATCAGATGGTCCACGATTATTATCCCCCAAAATAAAAGAAATATCCGTAAAATTAGTATTTGGCTGAGAAGACACATTTATTTTCTCAGCCAGGGTAAATTTAGTTTTCAAGTGTTGGAAGACCCGGCAAAGGATCTTCTATGGTCTTTGTTATATTGCCAACCTCATATGAGTCCTTAAAATATTCGTGGTATTCATAAATTCCGATAATGATAGCGCAAATGACAAGAATAATTAACATATATGGTTTTTTCATGTTTAACTAACCTCCACATATGTTATAACTTAAAATTTAAAATTGTCAAATAGTTTTATTGTTTTCCATAAAAAGAAAGGAGGCGGAGCTATCCGGATAAAAGCTGCAGCGGCTCCTTACAGAAATGGAAATAAAGCCAATAACATTTAGAGCAGCAAAAGAGTTTAATTCCCAGCATCACAGGCATAACCCAGATATACAAGGCTGTAGATTTTGCCTATCGTGTTGGGAAGATGGGAAACTGGTAGGCGTCGCAATTTGCGGCAGACCAGTGAGCAGATATCTTGATAATGGTTCAACTTGTGAGATTAATAGATGCTGTACTGATGGGACATATAATGCCTGTTCGATGCTTTACGGGGCATGTTGCCGAGTAGCAAAAGCTATGGGTTATAAACTGGTGATTACATACACGTTACTGTCTGAGCCAGGAACCAGCCTTAAAGCAAGCTCATTTATACACGACGGTATATTTGGTGGTATCTATTGGACAGGAGAGCGGAAGAGAGGGCAGAATATCCCTGCTGAAATGAAAAACAGATGGCACAGGGATTTAGCAGCGTAAACTGACATTTTCAGGACAGGCCGCAGGCGGTAGCAGAAAGAAAAAAGAAAGAGAGGAAAATAAAATGAAAAATTGGAAAGTAATCGCAATTTCAGTAGTTGCAGTATTAGCAATAGCATTAATGGGAGTGTTTGGAATCCAGGGAAGCCAGAATAAGGCAATCAATCTGGAAGAATCCATTCAGACAGCGCAGTCAGATATTAAGGTACAGGAGAAGCGTCGAGTTGATCTGGTTTATAATCTTGCTGATTGCGTTAAGCAGTATGACAAGCATGAGGCGGAAACTCTGACAGCTATTGTAGAAGGTCGGGGTAGCACCGGAGATATTGAGAATGTGACAACAGCAATCACGGCGGTATCTGAAGCCTATCCTGAATTAAAGAGTAATGAGAATTATAAGCAGCTCATGACTGAACTGGCAACCACTGAAAATCTGATGGCACAGTACCGGGAAAACTATAACCGGCAGGTGGGTACATATAATCGTTATGTTAAAGGATTCCCGGCCAGAGTATATCTTGGTTGGTGTGGATATGAACGGCAGGAGTACCAGAGGCTTGATTACAATGCCCCAGTAGACGCTCCGCAGAATCTCTTGGGGGAATAATTATGAAAAGGTCATGGGATTTTGGAGATTTTGAAATCACATTGAGAGAAATCATAGCCAGCGTTACCATTGTTGCCGTTATGCTCCTGATTGGATTTATGATAGCCGGGAAAATAGAAGCTCACCAGATGGATAAGAACGCTGAATATTATAAGGCGGTACATATTACGGATTCATCTATGTTCGAGTACGGTATGAATACCAGCATTGGCAATGCTTTTGTGTATGGAGATTTGGAAGCTGTGGATACGGTTACTTTTCCGGAGATCGGCGGAGAGTATATGTATGTTGAGAAAGTAGAAGAGCATTACAATAGGCATACACGAATGGTAACAAAGACCAGAACAAATTCAAAAGGTGAAACAGAAACTTATGAGGAAGAAGAAGTTTACTACTCCTGGGACTATTACGATAGCTGGGAACAACATTCTCAGAAGATACGATTCTGTGGGATAGAGATTGATTATGGCAAAATTAAACGTCCGGTAAGTAGATATATAAAGACTGAGCAGGGATTTCTATCTGACAAACGTTTTGTATATTCTGGTTGCCAGACAAAATATACCGGAACCATTTATACAGACCTGCGAAATAATACAATGTCAGATGGAGTCCATTTATATCAGGATCAGGATATTGGTGAGGTTATTGATCAGTTGTCTTCTGGACTTGGTACAGTGATGTTTTGGATATTTTGGATTATTCTAACCGGCGGTATAGTATTTGGATTCTATTACCTGGATAATAGGTGGTTAGAAAATTAAAAGAATATTTTTAGGAGTAAGCCGCAGACGGCAGCAGGAAGGAATAATCAAATGGATAAAAGAATCTATGATGTATGTGGTAAGAATGAAGCAAACACAAGTTACAAGGTAAAGAAAAGCACATTGGGCAGACACCGCACCGGTGGATCGGGAGCCAGAGGAATTGTTTATGATTGGGGACTGTATGAAAAGATTGATATTTGCGATGAATGTGCAAAGAAATTGTTAGGCGTATCAAATAGAATTAAATCACCAGGACATAAACGATAAATTTTCATGAATGGGCAGCCGCGGCAGCAGGACCAGAAAGGAATATATGAGCAGAAAAACATCAAAAGAATATAGAGAGGAAAAGGCAAGGAGAGAAAAGGCTTTACAGACTGAAATTGCCATGGCAATTAAAGCTCCACCACCTAAGACAGGGAGTGCTGCAGAACCACCATATTTATTTACTTGCCTTTGCCCCGATCCTGATAGAAGAGAATCAAAATATGCACCTATTTTAAAGATACATAAATCAATGAGAAAGTGAGACATGCAAATATGGCCTGCCGGAAGGCAGGCGAGGCAGCAGGACAAGGAGGCGATACATTGACAGCAAAAGAGTATTTAAGTCAACTGGGAGAGCTGACAACTAAAATAAAACAAAAGAAGCAAGAATTTAATGATATTCAAGATAATCTAGGAATTGTAATTAAATCTGATGGTACAGAAAGTGTTAAAGTTCAAACATCTTTTGTTGGAGCTAATGGAAAACAGACTGAAACACAAGCTATTAGGATTGTTACAATAGAGAATGATATAAAAGATAAAATAATCGAGTACATTGAAACTAAGAACAAAATTATTGATCAAATACATAATTTGAATAATGAATTGTATATTGATATTTTGTATAGGAGATATGTCAGAGGAGAAAGAGATTTTACTAAAATGGCCTACGAGATGGGGTATACATATAAGTACATAGTAAACAAGCATGGAGAGGCTTTGGCAAAGTTTAAAAGAATACACCAGTTGGATTTTAAACGCGCATGTTAAAAGAAGTGGAAAGAAGTGGAAATAAATGGATAACAAATGGAAAAGTTTTGAAAAAGGTGTGTTATACTAATAGTGTGGAATTGGGCTTCCGAGTAGGACGCCCTTTTTTAATCCCGACAGGAATTTTGTTATCATCATTTGAAAAGGAGATGGTAACATGAATAGTTTCATAAGTTGGATAGGTGGTAAAAAGCTTTTACGCAAAAAGATCCTGGAGCAGTTTCCAGATCCTGATTCCTTTAAACGATACATTGAGGTATTTGGGGGAGCCGGTTGGGTGTTGTTTGCGAGTGATAAACATGCACCTATGGAAGTATTTAATGACGCAAACGGCGAGTTGATCAATTTATATCGAATCGTAAAACATCACCCTGAAGCTTTACAGAAGGAACTGGAGTGGCTGTTGGTATCCAGGGAACAGTTTTTTGATGAGCTTAGCCGGAATACAAGAGGCATGACTGATATTCAGAGAGCAGCAAGGTTTTTCTGTATGATCAAAGAAAGTTATGGATCCAGTCTGAAATCTTTTGGAGCTACATCTAAAAGTCCACTTGATATTAAAAAGGCAGTAGATTATCTCAAAGAGGTATCAGGCCGGCTGAACCGAGTTGTTATTGAAAATCAGGACTTTGAGCGGTTAATAAAGACATATGATCGTCCAGATGCTTTGTTTTACTTAGATCCGCCTTATTACGAAGCGGAAAAGTATTATCCGGATCGTTTTAATCCAGAGGATCACAACCGGCTGCGTGAGTGCCTTGGTGGCATTAAAGGCAAATTTGTTTTGTCCTATAACGATTGCCCTCAGATCTGGGAGCTGTATGAGGGGTATACGCTTGTTGAGGCAGAACGGGCGGACAATCTTGTTACCAAGAACGAAAGTCGAAAATATAAAGAGCTTATTATCAAAAATTTCTAATTGCAACCTTAAAAATTCGTTTAGATTTATATTTGTATTATACGTGTAATACGTAATAAATGCTTGACAATACGTGTAATACGTGTTATGCTTATAACATAAGGAGGACAGAGATGAGGTTTAGAGAAGTAGAAAAGTTGATTTTACAAGATGGATGGTATCAAGTAAATCAAGTTGGTTCTCATCACCAATACAAACACCCTATTAAATCTGGAAAAGTTACAATACCAGAACATAAAGGGAAAGATATAAACCCATCAGTTGTAAAGTCAATACTTAAGCAGGCAGGGCTGTAAAAAGCCCTGATTCCTGCGAAAAAAACGGATAATCTAAAAAGGAGGAAAATATGAAATTAGCATATCCAGCAGTATTTACACCGTATGAAGATAAAAGTGGCGGTTATGTTGTTGAGTTTCCAGACTTACCGGGTTGTGTAACCGGAGGTGATGATATGGCAGAAGCCATTTTCATGGCAGAAGATGCTGCCTGTGGTTGGCTATTAACGGAACTGGAAGAAGGCCATAAAATCCCGGAAGCTTCAAATTTCGCAGTAATAAAAATAGAAGATGAACAGTTTGTGAATCTGATCGCTTTAGATATGGATTCCTATGCAGCCAAGTACGGAAACAAGGCTGTTAAGAAAACCCTTACGATCCCTGCATATCTTAATACTTATGCAGAAGAAAATAATATAAGCTGTTCAGCTGTTTTACAGGAAGCACTAAGCAAAATGGTACAGTCCTCAATTCAGTAGTAAATAGACCTCATTTCGGGCGCTCAGTTATCTGGGCGCTTTTTCTATAGGCATCGGTAAAATATCGATGCTTTAATATTGCATGGAATGTAATAAGCTCATAATGGAATTGATAGAAAATAAATTAAATTGTCAGAATATTGCAAAAGGTACTTTCCAGGGGGTAGACCCCTATGCGGGGCGAGGAAGGCGCAGTATTTCTGGCTATAAAGGCAAAAAAAATAGGTGACTTCCTTCCGCTTTTTCTGTGTTGGGCATCAGAGCCGAGCTGATACCGAAAGGAGGCATGAAATAGATTGGAAGTAAATCAAAAGGAATTAGCACAATGTCTTGGAATATCAAGCCGCCAAGTAAGAAACCTTAGTAAAGAAGGTCTATTTAATACATTGCAAAATGGAAGAGGGTACAACTTAGAAAAGTGCATCCAAGAGTATATAAATTTCAAAATAAATGCGGAAATGGGCAGGAGGACATCTGTTACAAAAGAGGAAGTGCAGGCGGAACATGAGGAAGTGAAGAAACAGATATCACTTTTAAGGCTGAGAGCATTGCGCCGGGAACTTCATACTGCTACAAATGTTGAAGCTTTTTTATCTGATATGTTGATTCATTTCAGAAATCGAATTCTCTCACTACCGGAGAAAATGTCAATGGAATTAAGCGGAATGGATGACGTAAATCAAATGACACAAGTTTTAAGAAAAAATTTGTCAGATGCCTTAGAAGAACTATCTGAATATAATCCCGATGAAATAGACGGTTTAGGGCGGACCGATCTGGATAATATTGAGGAAGCTGAAGAAGAAGAGGGGGAAGAAGAATGGGGTGATGATTAATGTCACGTGGGGCAAGGGAACGAAAGAAAACAGCAAATCTTTTTCGCCGGGTTATAAGAAAAAGTCTAAAAAAATCAGAAGAACTGACAGTCAGCCAGTGGGCGGAAAAATATCGAATACTTGATGAATCCAGTAACTTATCGGGGAGATGGTCAAATGATGTAACGCCATATCTTATAGGAATCATGAATGCATTAAACGATGACTATATCCGGGAAATATATCTCTGTAAAGGATCTCAGCTTGGCGGTACAGAGGTTCTCATAAATATGCTTATGTATATTATTGATAAAAGCCCCGCTCCAACAATGGTTGTATACCCTTCTGATGATCTGGCAAAGGATATATCAAATGATAAGCTTAAACCTGCTTTTAATTTGGTTCCGCAAATAAAAAGGGTATTCATGGAAAATGCATCAAAAGAATTGAGATTGAAATTTAAAACCATGGTATTGTATTTGCGTGGTGCCGGATCACCTTCAAAACTGGCATCAAAAGCTATAAAATATCTTTTCTTTGATGAAATAGATAAAATTGGAGGTGCATCTAAAAAAGAGGCATCGCCTTACAACCTTGCTATGGAGCGAGTTAAAACATATAAATCCCAAAGCAAAGTATACGCCTGTTCTACTCCAACACTGGCAACGAACCACATCTGGAAACTGCACGATGAAGCGGATGAAGTAAAGCATTATTATGTACCGTGTCCTCATTGTGGCGAAATGATAGAACTATTGTGGGAACAGATCAAATTTGATAAGGATGAAGAAAAAAGATTAAGTCCATATGATAGAGCTAAAACCGCACGGTATGTTTGCCAGAAGTGCGGTTGTTTTATTGAAGATAAAGATAAACCCAAAATGCTACGAGAAGGGCAATGGGAAACTATAAAAAAACGTGGAATAGGAAGACCTAAAACACTTGGTTTCTGGATAAGTTCCCTATATAGCCGCTTCTTAACTTGGGCCGATATTGCAGAAGAATTTATAAAATCAAAAGATGATCCAGAATTGCTGCAGAACTTTGTAAACTCATGGCTTGCAGAACCATGGGAAGATACGAAGCTTAAAACTTCTAGTGAGTTAGTGCTTGAACGTCAGACAGATTTGCCGGAAATGATAATTCCAGAATGGGCAAAATTGATAACTGCAGGAGTCGATGTTCAGGAAACTAGCCTCTATTATTCGGTCAGAGCTTGGGGAGATTTTACTACTAGTCAGAATATAACACATGGTCAGGTCCTGTCATTTGCTGACATAGAAAGTATCATGAATACAGAATGGAATACTCAAGATGGCAGAAAGATGATAGTTAATCTTGCGTTGATAGATTCTGGGTATCAGCCGGATGATACTTATGACTTCTGCGTAAATAATTCTGATTGGGCATTACCGTGTAAAGGCGCATCAAACCCAATGAGGGATAGATATAAGATCAGCAAAGTGGATAAAGCGAATTCTAAAGCGTATGGAATGCAACTTGTCTTGGTAGACGGAGGCCAGTTTAAGGACTCTATCATGGCACGTATGCAAAGGGAAAATGGTACCGGAAGTTGGATGGTGTATAAGGGGTGTGATGAAGAATATGCATCTCAGGTGACATCTGAGCACAAAGTCATGGTAAAAGCAGCAAATGGAGCAAAGCGGATCCAGTGGGTATTAAAAAAATCACATGGAGATAACCATTATCTAGATTGCGAAGTTTATAACATGGCTGCAGCTGAAATTCTTGGGGTCAGAAGGCTGCATTTAGAGGGTGAGACAGAACAACAGCAGGATCACAATGAAAACGCAGGATATGCGCCGGAGGAAACATGGATAGAACAACAGGAAAATTGGATATAAGGAGGATTATATGGCAGATAGTATCATGTTATTCGGTCAACCAGAAGAGCAACTTGCCGTTGTAAATGAAGCCATCTACGCAATTTTAAAAGGTGGTCAATCATATAAAATCGGTACTCGGCAGCTTACCAGAGCAAATTTAGATTTGCTATATGACATGCAGTTGAAGCTTCAGGCTCAAATTGTCGGAAAGGAAGAAAATCACCTATTTCCGGATACGGTAGTAGCTGTATTTGATGGGAGGTAATGCATATGAACTGGCTTGATAAAACCATAGGCTGGATATCACCCGAAGCAGGATATAAAAGAGAGGCTTACCGAAAAGCCTTAGAGGAATACAAAAATTATGATGCTGCTGGATATGATCGGATCAACTCAAATTGGCGGGTGTTTAATGAATCTGCTGAAATGACAGACCGGTATAGCAGGGATACGGTTAGGGCAAGAGCCAGGGACCTAGAACGCAATTCAGATATTATGAATGCAGTAACAGGAGCATATAAACGGAATGTCTATGGAGCTGGATACCGTTTGAGGGCAAACTGCAGCGATGAAAACCTAAATACACAGATTGAAAAACTATGGAAGATATGGTGCAAGAAGCAGAATTGTGATGTTACAGGGACACAGAGTTTTCAATCCATGATGCGGATGGCTATTCAACGCAAAAAAATTGATGGAGGAATTCTTTTCTTAAAACGATATACTTCCGAAGGGTTCATTCCGTTTAAGCTTCAGGCTTTAGAGGTCGATGAGTTGGATCTTACTGCAATAACACCTATGAAACAAGGGGATCGGGTTGTTGGAGGCATAGAATATAACTCGTACAGCCGGCCAGTTGGTTACTTTATCCGGCAATACAGCCTTGATGGGACTAACATCACGGAACCAGTTTACATAGAGGCGAAAGATATCATTTTTTATTTTACAAAAACAAGGCCGTCACAGATTAGAGAAGTGTCAGATATGACTCCTACAATTACAAGGATACGTGATGCAAACGAGTTTATGAGGGCTGTATCGGTCAAGGAAAGGATATTATCTTGCCTATCTGTGTTTATTAAACGAGAGCTGCCGCCTTCCGGGATCGGAGTTGGAAGAGGAGGAGCAATAGGATCCTCAGGAAAAGATGATAAAACATATGATTATCAAGGGAAAACATTAACTCCTGGAATGATTCAGTACCTAAACAAAGGTGATGAAGCCCAGGTCGTGAATCCAAGCGGACAGGCAACAGATGCAACAGCTTATATCAAACAGGAAATACGTCTAGTTGGATCGGGGCAAGGATTAAGTTATGAGACAATTAGCAGGGACATGTCAGAAAGTAATTATAGTTCTGCCAGGCAGGGGCTGATCGAAGACGAATTGACCTATGCGGAAGAAAAGAGCCTGCTGATGGAAGTCATGACGGAAATTTATGAGAGCTTTTTAATATCATTGGTTCTTGCGGGAAAAGTCAATATCAAAGATTTTTGGGAAAAGAAAGAAACTTACTTGGACCATAACTGGATTCAGGCACCTAAACGCTGGATTGATCCGATGAAAGAGACAAATGCAAATAGAATCGCCCTCAGTACCGGGCAGAAAACATGGGGAGATTTGGCATCAGAAAACGGAAAAGACTGGAAAGAGCAAATCAATGAAATGGTTGAAGTAATAGAATATGGAAAAGAAAAAGGAATTGACATGGGAGGTGTAATCTTTGGAAATAACAGCAAAACAGAACCTATCAAGAAGCCAGATACAGCAGAAGCAGACGGAGATAAGGGAAAATCTTAGCCGATCACTTCCAGCTGCTTCTATACGTTCTGTGGAGGGTGAGGAACGAACGGTTGAACTTTCATTTTCATCTGAAGAACCATATGGCCGTTGGTGGGGAGTAGAAGTCCTAGATCACACAGAAGGGTGTGTGGATTTAAACAGAATTAACAGCATTGGTTGTGTTTTATTTAACCATAACCGGGATAAGGTGATTGGAAAGATAATTGATTCATCGAATGATGGCAGCAGATGTTACGCAAAAGTAAAATTTGATGATGATGAAGCATCAGATATCATTTACAAGAAGGTTCAGAGCGGAACACTAAAAGGTGTATCTGTGGGATATGTTGTGGAGTCATGGGAAGAGGTAATGCCAGGGAAAAAGTCTGCAGACGGGAGGTTTACCGGTCCATGTGATATCGCAAAAAAATGGACACCGTTTGAGATATCAATTGTTTCAGTGCCAGCAGATCCAACCGTGGGCGTTGGACGTGAATTTGAAAACGCAACTAATATTACAAATGGAAGAATGCTGGACTTTTGTAGCAGGCAGCTTCAAATAAATAAAAATAAATTCAGGAGGGAATTATGACAAGAAAACAAATTATGGAACGGCAGCAAGAGATTTTAAGTGCTGCAAAAACTGAACACAGAGACTTGACCAATGAAGAAAAAGCAGAATTTGACAATCTGCAAAGAGAACTGGATCAGATGGAAGCCGGTGCTGAGGGAGGAGAATCAGCAAGCCAGAGAAGTGCCGAAAACACGGGAATAGAAAGACCTGCAAACGGTATTACTCCAGATCAGGCAGCCCAAAGAGCAATCGAAGCAGAACGGAAGAGGACAGCAGATATTACAAGCCTATGTCGAAATTTCGAAATTTCTCCTGATGAATATATTAGGAATGGAAGCAGTATGGAAGCAGTAAGAACAGCAGTACTTGATCAGCTGAAGAGAACCAATGGCCCGGTGGGTGTGCGTGTTACCGCAGATGAAGGAGACAAGTTCAGGGAACGTGCTTCTGATGCTCTATTGATGCGGTCGGGGATTGCAGTCATCACTCCTACAGATGGAGCGGCTCAGATGCGCAGCATGAGCTTGAGGGATTTGGCTGTAGAGTGTTTGTCCAGGGAAGGGGAGGATGTCAGAACCCTATTAAGAATGGATCCTACAGATATGTATAACAATTTATGCCGGCAGTTCTATAACCCGACAGCCGCATTTCCGGCTATTCTGGATAACACCATTAAAAAGAGCATTGTCCAGTTATATAATCAGGTTCCTACAACATTCCAGGCATGGACTACAAAAGGCAGCCTGAAAGACTTTAAGGAAACCAGTGATCATGAGTATGTAATCGGCGGAGCAGGAGACTTTTTACTTGTACCAGAAAATGGGGAATTAAAGTCGGATACGCCTGAAACCCAGCAGCTCCCAAAACGTAAATTAGATACTTATGGCCGACAGTTTAGTATGACACGGCAGGCATTCATCAATGACGATATTGGATTCTTGACAGAGATTCCAGGATTATATGCAACGAGAGCAAAGAAAACCATTGATAAGCAGGTTTACAGTTTATTGTTTAACAATGGAAAAATATTTGACGGAGTAAACCTGTTTGACAACAAACACAAGAATCTAATTGCAACTGGAGCCAAACCTTCTCAAGCAGCTATACAGGCAATGATCCTACAAATGCAGAAACAGACTGATCAGTTTGGAGAGGCAATCTATATCACACCTCAGCACATTATTGTTCCGGTTGGCTATGAGTTTGACTTGGCAGTTATTTTGCGTTCTGCACAGGTAACAGGATCCGGCAATAATGATATCAATCCACTGTACAACTATCCACTGAATATTGTACAGACTCCTGTTCTCAATGTCTTGGCTGGTGCTGGTGCTGCACCGTGGTTTATGGTTGCGAATGCAATGAGCGCAAAGTCAATACAGGTTGATTATCTAAATGGTCAGGAAACGCCGATTGTAAGAAGAATGGAAACACCTGGAACCCTGGGATTTGTATGGGATATGTATTTAGACTGGGGTATTGCAGTTCGTGATTTCCGAGGAATTGCCAAAAATCCAGGCGCAGCTATTGTTTAATTTTAGTAGAGAGGAGAATTTAGATGAGCAAAGCAACTTACTGGCAACGGGGGGAATCATTAGATTACCGCAACACTATGACAAAGACGATTGATGCAGGAACGGTTGTTGCATTAAAAAGCAGGATCGGAGTAATTGGGGGAGATATCCTACCGGGAGAGATGGGAACCGTACATATGACCGGTGTATTTGAAATCACAAAAACAGATGCGAACGAAATCCCAATGGGAACGCTTGTGTTTTTTGATGGGACAGGCATCACTGCAACGGCTGGGACAGATACACCGGCAGGGTATGCGGCAACTGATGCGGCAGCAGGGGACAATTCTATTATCGTAAAACTGTTGGGTTAAAGAAATGAAGCTGATCGCAGTAAGCCATATTCTTTATCGAAACAAGCAGTACTATCCAGGTGATGAGCTTCCAATTGGCACAGATATGCAGGAAGTATGGATTGATTGCGGAAGTGCTACATTCGAAGATAGTGATGAAACAGTAGAAAAGAAGGTAACAAAAGCCCGGAGAGTAATGGCACAATCCGGGCTTACTGGTACTGCTGTAAACTCTGAATCGGATGAGAATTTAATTGGAAGAGTGCCGGTAACTGAGGGGAGGCGCAGGAAGTGAAAAGTTTCAAGGAACTGCTGTCTGCTGATATCAAAGCTGTGTTTATGAATCCGGAAGAATTCGGAGAACTGCATACAGTCGGTGGAAGAGAGATGCCGGTTATTATTGATGAAACAGAAATTACGGAACGTAGTAAAAAGCAGGCTGAACATGGGCGCATTGACGGTGTGTATGAAAGACGGATACTCCTTTATGTTTCAAAAAGTGATTTCGGAAGGTTGCCTGGAATTGGTGGTCTACTGATCGTGGATAACACCAAATGGCGGATTGTAGATGCAGTTGATGAGGATGGTATATATTCTATCACATTAGGGTACTTAAAAGCATGAATATAAAAATCGAATTAAATAAGGACGATTACTCTAAAATAATCCGTTCTATGCGGGATGTTGAGAAATCAGAAGAATCCGTACTTAAGACAGCAGTAAATAATACTGCAAAACGGGCACAGCGGCTACTTGTTAAGCGGGCAGGAAAAACCTATGTTGGCGAAGTGGCCCGTCAGGAGCGTATAAAATCGGCATCTGAGATCATAAAGGGTCAGGTTAAAAACCCAACTGCTGTTATTCGATTTAGTTCCACCGTGCATGAAATTAAAGAATTCCATGTATCAAGTCTTGTGGCTACCAGGACTATGCAGGGGAATGTTTTAAAAGGAGCGTCAAAAGCACTGGAAGGAACATCTGGAAAAGCGTTTGTGGTTCGGTTTAAAAGCGGGCATCAGGCAGTTGTGCAGCGTGTGCAAGGTGCGAAAATGAAAAGCAATCCAAAGAAAGAGAAACTTAAGAAACTATTTGGCCCTTCATACATGAAGATGATTGGAGGGGAAAAGGTATACAAACCGGATGAAGTTACAGAACTACTTCACGAAGAGTTAGGGAAAATCATGTCAAAAGTATTGGGGGGTGGTAGGTAATGGAATCAACAAGAGCGAGAACACCACTTTTCTTTCAAGAAGCACTTGTTAATGAGATTAAAAAGATCACAAGTGATATGTTATTTCATTCGCCTAAAAGCCAGGAATTGGTTAAATTGGAGGTCTTTGAACAATCTCTTCCTATTCCGGTTTTAGAGAGCACGGCAGAGAGTAAAGATTTTAGTAACATAGAATACCAGGGGAGCCAGATAGAGGAGCCTATTTTTAAATGTCCATGGTGCATTATCAAAATCGAAGGTGGAATTATACCGGGGATAAATGAACAACAGGCAATACAGGTTGTGGTTTGCTTTGGAATTTTTAATGATGATGTTAGCAATCAGGGACACCGGGAAATATTGAACCTCTTTCAAAGGATATATTCCAGATTTGCGGTTGACCCTATATTGGACAGCCAGTATACCTGTACTGGAGAATTTGAATGGGCGTTGCAGGAAGAAGATACATACCCTCACTTTTTTGGGGGAATAGGCATGAGTTTTAAATTTATGGGATATAGAAGGGAGAATAAGTTTTTATGAAAAATGTAGATAAAGCAGTGGAAAATGAAATCGTAACCACAGATGTCAAACCACTAAAAACGGTAACAAAGGGATCGTTGGAAAAAGAGGCCAGGATTTATTTGGGTCCAACTTTAAAAGGTGTGACTAGTGGTACTGTTTTTAGTGGGGATTTGCCTCTAATGTTGCAAGATGCCATAAAAGATGTTCCTGCAATCACTGAGCTGGTTGTGCCTCTGTCAAGGCTTGTAGAGGCAGGAAAAGAATTAGCTGATCAGAATTCTGCACTGAACAAATTTTATGATCTGGCAGCAAAATATAGGAAAGGAGAATAAAATCAAATGGGATACAATCATCGTATTTCTACTCAAGAAATTGATACACAGATCACAATCCCTATAAAAGGTACGGCAGGGCTTCAGGTAGTTGTAGGGACAGCGCCTGTGAATATGGCGGAGGATCCTGCAGCGGTGGCAAACGTACCTATTATTGCTTATAGCTTTCCGGAGGCTCAGAGGCAGCTGGGATATAGTGATGATTTTAAAAATTATACGCTTTGCCAGTCAATGGATGCCAGCTTCCGTGTGTTTTCGGTTGCACCGGTAGTATTTATCAATGTTCTGGATCCATCAAAGCACAAGAAAGCATATACAAAAGATGATATTGCTGTCGTGGCAAAGAAAGCCATGATTGAAGATACAGGCATTATCATTAAAACTCTTCAAATTAAGGATCAAGCAGAAGGCAGCCTTGAAGCAAATGTGGATTATATCGCAGAATTTAACCAGGCAGGTGGTATTGATATTACCCTGCTATCAACACAAAAGACCGCTACAGTGACAAAGATTAAGGCTTCAGGAGATCAAATTGATCCGTCTATGGTCACGGAAACAGATATCATTGGCGGATATGATGTGGCAAGCGGAAAGGAAACCGGTATGGAGTTGATCCGGCAAGTATATCCTAAGTTCGGGTTTACACCAGGAATCCTTATTGCACCAGGCTGGTCACAGGATCCCACAGTGGCAGCGGTTATGTGTGCTAAGACAGAAGATATAAACGGGGCATTTACCTGTGTAACAGCAATTGATATGGATACCGTGAATACAAAAGTATATACAGCGCTTAAAGATGCAAAATCAGAAATGGCTGTTACGAACAAACACGCCATACTTCTTTGGCCAAAACTTAGGTTAGGAAAGAAGATTTATGCATATTCCGCCATTTGGGCTGCTATGACAGCTTACACTGATGCAAAGAACAATGATATTCCGGTAAAAAGTCCATCAAATGAGCTTCTTAATGTAAGTGCAGCCGTTCTATCTGATGGAACCGAAATTTTGTTAGATACCGCCATGGCAGAGGTCGTTAATTCGAACGGTATAGTAACTGCGATCAATGATGGGGGGTGGAGATCATGGGGAAATAATACGGCGGTATATCCTGTATCATCTGACCCGAAGGACCGCTGGATTGCTTGCCGCAGGATGATGAGCTGGTATCGGAATCGTTTTATTCTTACATATAGGGCAAAGTGTGATGCTTCAGCCAATTACCGCTTGATTGAGGCTATTGTAGATGCGGAGAATCTATACTTAAACAGTCTCACATCGACAGGAGATATTGCCGGTGGGTCTATTAGTTTTAGCGAAGAGGACAATCCGATTGAATCAATCCTTAACGGAGCAATTATTTTTTATACTAAGCTTGCATTCTGGACGCCTGCAGAATACATCCTGAACAAGATTGAGTTTGATCCAACAATTATCCAAACAGCGTTAGGAGGTAAATAATATGGAATTTGACAATAAAATCATTCCAGAAGTAATTCATGGTTTTAGCGTATACGATGGAGATGGCGATCAGCTTATAGGGATTACTGATGAAATGAACATGGCAGACTTAGCCAGCAAAACAGCAACCATCACGGGGGCGGGAATCCCTGGGTCGTACGATGTTCCTGTATTAGGTCATTTTGACTCTATCACCCAGGATATCCCATTTCGCATTTTGTACAGGCCGGTCCTTGAGTTCGCAAATCCCATGAAACAGGTAAAGTTTAATATCAGGGGTGCAATCCAGGTAACAGACAAATCTACAGGCGTATCAGATTTTACGGGATTCCGTTACGTGGTGGGTGGGCGCTGTAAAAGCTTATCTCCAGGAAACCTTAAGCCAGGCGATGTCATGGGATCAAAGCTGAGTATTGAGGCGACATATATATTGTATGAGATTGACGGTGTTAAGCTTATTGAGATTGATAAGCTTAACAACATCTACCGAATTAACGGCACAGACTTAATGGAAAAAGTTCGAAAGTTATGTTAATGGGAGGACATTATGGATATTAAAAAACAGAATAAGGAAGAGATATTACAAGAGGCCGCCGGACAAGCGGCCTCTTCTACATCCGGTGGGCCAAAGGTCATTGTAAAACTGTATGATCCTTATATTTTTGATGGCGTGGAGGTAAAAGAGATTAACTTATCAGGCCTCTATGATATGACAGCGGAAGATATGTTTGCTGTTGATGAGCGGATGCGTATTCATGGATATTCTGGTTCAAATCCAGAAATTACAAGAAGGTATGCATTACTTACTGCGGCAAGGGTTAATCATAAGCCGTGGGAATGGTGCAACCAGATGAAGGCAAGGGATGCCGTAAGAATAAAAAACGTTGTGGCAGGTTTTTTTTACATGCCGGGATAAGAGCGGATGATTCGGAAATAATCAGGCGTAATTGCCTTAAGCTTTCTTTATTAACACATACCGGATTAGACTATTTGTTTGGACTGCCACTTAATGAACTAAGAAATATTTTTGCGGTAGCAGCAAAAAAAGAGTAAGTAGAAGGGAGAA